TAATAACCTCTAAACCGCCAGCAATGAGGGCGCTATTATCTGTGTTCTCTAGCTCTTCAACTCGATCTACTAGATCAAGTACAATTTGCATCTCTGCGCTTACTTCTAATTCATCAATCAGTTCATCAGCGTTAGATGTTTGAATGCCTGGCTCGTACAGTTCGCCGGTTTGAAGCTCGACAATAAAATCATCAGTACCGCCAAGCTTTGACCACACTGATTGCTTCCACCTGTTGTCATACTCAAACCACTCTTCGCCTTCTTCGGTTAGCTGACCTCTGTCATCAAAGAACCTATCCGGTAGCTGCTTGAGGTATCGATCAACTTTAATTCCCATTAGCTACCCAATACCTTTAAGCCAATGGATGCACCTTGTATGGATGCGAACACAGGATCGTAAACAGTAACTCTAGCTACTAGATCATAGAATGATTCAGTATGGTTTATTCTAATTCTAATTCTAGACTCTCCACCTCGACCTATCTCTACATCAGCCTCATTAGTGAAAGAGTCAGCGCCGTCAAAGCTAAATTGTACAAATGCTTTAGGGTTAGATCCTTGTCCAGAGGGAAGGCCTACGCCTTTCTTAAATACTATCTCAAACCAGCTCATCATTAACCTAGCGCCTTCAACGCCAACTAATCCGCCGTTAATAGGGGCTAATGTTCTTTGTCTTACAATGCTGTCACCGTCATCAGTAAATATATCTAGGTCTAACTCTAAGATATCGCCACTATTACGCTTGCAGATAAGATGCTTATTAAAGGCCTTAACGTACATAGCACCGATGTAAAGATCCTTATCCGCACCAGTAGACAGGCTAAACCAGTCTTCTACTCCAGGGCTTAATGAGTGATTCTTTTCACTAAAGGCAAAGGTCTGATTATTGTTCTCGAAGTTTATAACGTAGTAATCACCACCTTGAATCGATATCGTATAAGCAGTAGCTGTATCGTCTGCGAACTTTTCCATTACGTTAGACATAGCGCCCGATGTAATGTTGCTCGATTGGGTAGAGCTAAACCTGTGAACGTTTCCATCAGTGCCGCGAAAGTATGTGTATCTAATCGTCTTAGCTACGCTGTGAAGGTCTTTTAATCCTACCTGCATAGTTCCGCCGTCAGTCTTAACTATGAACGGGTCGATAGTCGCTAACGACCATGACTCAATAGTCTTAATGCCCATCATGTATACACGTTCGTGGAAGGTCCAAACCCTTTTTAGGTTGTCTCCAGAACTTTCAGCTGTTGCTGTAAATGTTGGCACATCAGGATCACCAAATAGTGAGACAGCAAACTTACCACCGCCTGCGTCATAGATTGCAAACTGAGATATGAAAGCAACACTATTACCCGCTTGATGATCAGTAGGAAACGCACTGGTGAAATCGGTTAGCGTAGATGTAGACGTGTCGTATTGATAAGCTCTAGAGCCAGTCATTATGATCAAGTTAATACCATCATCATCTAAAATACAACGGTTAGAACCCGCTATCGCTCCTCTTGAAGTCTCAACGCCTGACGAGTCAACGCTATATAAAGTCTGGTCGCTAATCTTGTAAGTGACATCGTTTAATTCCCATATACCTCTATCGTTCGAGCCTGTGATGGTTGCAAAAGACTTACTACCCGGCCATGGATTCAAGATGGACTGATGCCCACCTGTGTGATTAACCTCAGGCATGTAATTCATAGTCACCTGAGAGCTGTAAGATCCGTCACGATGCTCTGCTGTTGGTCCTACTATGTTTACCGGCGTTCTTTTGAAGGAGGTTATCAAGGCGTGGAACCCTCCAACCTAATGAATGGAGCTGAGCCATACTTACCTTTTCTATCGCCAGTGATTACGCCACGAATAGCATTAATAAACTTACCGTAGTAGAACTCTGCCTTCTCTTCTTCTTGAGCTTGCAACCATAAAGCCCAAAGAGCGCCGAACAAATACACAGTAGGGAATTGGGTCAGTATTGCATTGGTAGTGTTCGCGGTACTCAAAGCATCAAGCTTAATATAGAGCTGCATCTCGACCGTATAATCTGAATCAGGCACCCGGTTAAACTCAAGCTGAGATGTAACAGAGTAGAACGCTGGAATACCGCTATCACCATCAAGGTTTAACTGATCTGGAGCCATAAACTTAACATCAGAATCACGCCCTGATAGGTTTAGCTTAAGCCTTCTCATTTGTAGAAAGTTAGGCGGTAATGCTAGAAATCTAGACGATGTTGATAGTGTAGCTGTCTGCCTGGATTCCATATCTCTGAAACGGATAGGGGCTATAGGATTAGAGTACATCTCAGCCTCAGCCATTTCGATGAAGTCCACAAGATCGTCGTCTTTCATCTCAGTACGAGAAGACTGCCTTCTAATAGAGGCGAGTAGATTATTAAATGTGTCTAATGCCACTAGATAGTCCCCGCTCTCGTTCTTAGCTTGTAAAACTCACGACTGTTAAGCTTGGCAGCTAACCACTTTCTATTTTCTTTAGAGAATGGGTTGCCGCCTAACTCTTTCCACCATTGGGCTGCTACTACTTCCGGAATGGATGCTACTTTGTGAAAATCGCCCTTCCAAGAAGTACCTTTTTCAGTAATATTAAACTGATCAGCGTTAGCTTTAAGATACTTTCCAACATCCTGAACGACTTGGATATGAAACCCGCCAGAGTTGTCCTTGTGGAATATCTCATGCACATCTCCATCCGATTCTAGTAGCGTTCCCATTTAAAACTCCACTGGTGTAACAGTTATCCTTTGGGCTGCTGTCAGTTGCAAGTGGGCTATGTGTGTAAGCCCAACAACATTCAGCAATAACGGAGACTCTTCCGTAACTATGATAGAGCTGGTGGTAGCCGTAGCCCCAGAAGGGCCAGGCAACACGTAAGTGCTACCCTCTACGGTCACCAGTACAGTTCTAGCAGCATTACCAGAGGAATCATTAGGTATTGCAATAGTAGCGCTACTTCCGCTAGTCGTTGCCCCTGTTCCCTCATCGGTTATCTGTAGAGCTTGCATGATCCTACCTCTTGATAGCTACGGTTACAGTTACAGCCACGGTTCCAGTGCTAGCCCCATCAGTCTCGATCTCAATAGCATCGCCTTCAGCTACGGTTCTAAGACCTGTGGGCCGGGATGTATCAACATCACCAGCCGCACTACCAGATTGAGCAATAGTGATCACTCCGTTAGTCATTGCAACACCGCCAATCTTTGGGGTTAGATCTGCATCAGCTCCAGATATAGTACCGTTCAAAGCTGAGCTAACCTGCATCACTTCACCTGCACAATTGTCAGGGATAGCGATATAGATCTGACCAGCTGTTGAAACGTCAGCAATCTGAGCGGTTAAAAATACATAATTACCGTCAAAAGTAGACATATTAGTCCTCCTAAAACGGGGCAGTTAAGCCCCTATAATTTAGCTAGTGGTTAGATCGAAGATGCCGCCTGAACCTGCTTCGTTCTTAGCTTCGAGAGTGGTTTCCATGATCAATTGTACTCGATCAGTGTCTCCAGTCTTAGCCAAGTCATGACGTGATAATGGTCGAAGGTCAGCCTTCTTCCAAAGATCCATGTCAAGAACTAAAGCAGACCGTGAACGCTGGAAGCGGTTAGGGATTACTTTCATCGTCCCAAAGTCACTCACATAAACGTCGATAGCATTAACCAAAGTCTTACCAGTTGCATCGATGTTACGAGTAGAACCACCAGAGAAAGCACTAAGGGCTTGCTTATTGAAAGATCCGACCATGATAGTGTCAGGCTCGCCACCGTTATCAAAGCAAGACGCGATTACAGTCTTAAGCTGAGATTCAGTGAACGCACGTTGAGTACCATCTGTTCTAGCTGCTGTACCGTCAGCTCCAGAAGGAGAAGCACCTGATCCACCACCGAAGTCATCGTTAGTACCAATGTAACTTTCAATACCACCCATCTCACGGGCAGTTGAATCGTTGCCAGCTACTTGAGCATTGTTAGCAAGCAAAGAAGTCTCAAGATCTCGCTTGATTTCCTTGGTCATCTTTAATACTTGATAATCCATTTCATCAGCACGACCGGCTGAATCCATGACTCGCTGTGTACCTGTTACACGTGGAACCTTATCTAGTATTTGAGTGAAGTTAAACACTCTGGTAGTAGCAACTGATGCGGTAGTTGTTGCATCATCGCCTTCAATTACAGCGTTAGTACCACTTGCAGCAGCTAGGCTGTCGGTCTGCCATTCATGTTTAGTCGATGTAGACGTCACTGAAGCTATCATGCTTTGAAAAGGTGTCTTGGTAGGAGAAATCATAGAAATGAAATCCGCTAAGTCTTCACGGTTGCCAATCGCATCGTATGAACTAAAAGTATCTGCTGGTTGAGTCATTATCCTGCCCTCTTTGATTTAAGATAAGCCATTCCATCTGCATCGTTGCCCGACCGTTTGAGTCGTTTAGCGGCTTCATCATGCACCCCAGTGTTAAGGGGTCGTTGGCCTGCTTTAGTTGGTTTAATTACTTTTGGAGCGTTCTTTAGTTTCTTTGCTACCTCTGGCTTAGCATCTTTCAATGCTCGATACTTCGCAGCATCTGAGTATATTGGCCATAGTTTAGCGTCAACAATCCCATTCATTTCTTGATCGGAAAAGCCCTGCTTAGAAAGATAATCGCCTATCACCTTCAGCTCTGCATTCATTGCGTCGGTTGCTCCTTTAGAGTCCACCCAATGAGGCATTAGTGTCGGTAATAACTGCTGTTGCTCACTCACATATAGAGCTTGCTTATCGTCCTCGGCTTTCTTCTTAGATTCCTTAGCAACATCGAGAGCTTTCTGTTTCTTCTCAATCTTAGCCTTCTCTTTTAAATACAGTGAAGGATCATCATCTGCTAATTCATCCCAATCAATCTTAGACTCTTGACTGTCTATCGATTGCTCCAAGTCAGTTATCAAGGCGTTAAACTTCTCCTCTTTAGCTGACAGTTTCGCATCCTTGGCTTCGTAGCTTTTACGCTGGTCGGCTAGGTCTTGCGTTTTCTTAGTGTAATCAGACTCTCTTAAAGTGCCTTTCTTCCATTCCTGAATCTGTTCAAGGGTGACTTCTTCATCATCTATTAAATAGACTCCAAGTTCCTCGACATCTTCATCCGGTATATTGGCGGATACTGACTCTTCGCTTACTTCCTCGGCTAATGCTTCAGGTTCAGCGGGGCTTTCTACTTCTACTTCCTCAACAACATCAGAGGGTGCTTCTTGCGAAGGCTCTGGCTTACGTTGAGATTTTAAATATGCTAATGCGTCTTGTGAATTATCTAAAGAATCCATTGCTGGGTATTCCTCATAGTCCAATTAATTGTTTAGCCTTATCCATCAGGGTCAAGGTCTGCTGTCCTATCTTCCCGTCTGTCATAGCTGACTGAAAATATCCTTCAAACTTCTTAACTGTTTGCATCTTGCGCCAGATCTCATCACGCTCATCTGACTCTTTGAATTCTGTTGAGCAGAACTTGGTATACAAATCGCCCTTGATAGCTGTTAGGGCTTCTTGAACCATTGGGTCAGCCATAACCTGACTAGCTCGTGTAGCCCGGTTAATGTCGTTAGTGGCTTTGTTACGCTGCTCTATTGCCGTTACGTTATCCATTCTGCCCCTTGCCCGGTATGTCTACCTTCTGCTCTAACTCTAGTTTAGTATAATCGAACTCTTTCTGTACTGTAAACTTGCGCATATCGTCATCAAGCTTACGCATCTCAATGGCTGCCTTGCTCTCGGCTTCAATCAACTTAACTTGTGCATTGGTATTGGCCGTTACTAGCGAGGCCTCTGCCCTAACCTTCTCCGCTTCTGCCAATGGATTATTAGCTTGTGCTTGGAACTGTTCAACCATACCCATCAACTGTTCGTTCTCAGCTAACAGGGTTTCTTGTGGCTTCTCAGGATCGTTAAAGTAGTTGTCTACCCTATGTAATCCCATCGCCTGTACAGTTTTAGTCAGTACGTTATAGGTCTTCTTCTCATCAACTAACACTGAACCAGAGGCTTTCATCTGAGCTTGTATTGAGAGTAGAGCGCCCATATTCTGTAGGACTTCTTGATTATCACCAGCTGCTAAACCGATGTTAGATATTAGATGACTGTCATGTCTCCAAAGCTTAGGCGTAATAGTAATTGGATTACCAGTGACCATGATCTCTTTCTGATCGTTGTTGTATCTGGACGTTAACCATACTAAACCCTCGAATAGATCTCTTAATCCGGTCTCAGCAATCACTCTAATTACTAGCTCAACCTTAGCCGCCGCTGCATCCTGAATGCCTTCGAATCTAGTAGCTGTTTCGTTGTATAGCTTATCAGCATCTAAGCCTTGATTGGCTAGCATCTGACCTGTCGACGCTGCTTGAGTTGAGTCGACGTACTGAATTACTTGTAGTGCTTTATCACCAATATAAGGCGTTTCAAGCTGAGCTACTGCCATTCTTGGATCTGGTGCCGTAGTCCTTACAATTCCGTTAGCCCTTTGGACTAATAGATCATCAATGTTTGTTACTTCTTCATTGACTACTACTCGCCCACCGTTAACCCGATAGATATTGTCTAATACTTGCCTGATTAGTACAGTCTTTATACGTTGGGTTTGTAGTGTGACCTCTGCTCTTGATCTGCCTATCACGGTATAAGGCATTAGGATAGCTGAGCTGATAGCATAAGGAACATGCCCGAAGTACTCGTTCCCTAATATCTGATTGCCAGCTAATACAACTCTTCGTCGCTCTGTTATGCCGTCGCCATCGAAGTCAACCAATACATATAGGTCATAGACTTTAATTATTTCTGATGCCCAGTGAAGTACGTCGTTATCCTGATCTACGCCACCCTCATCTCTAAACCTAATGGCAGGTAATGCTGATACATCCTCTTTCTCGTTGGATGGAAGACCTCTGATTGTCTCCTCATCATAGCCTTGTGCTATTAACTCGCCTCTAGTCATTAGGGAGTAATCACCTACTAACTCGGCTTCATCTTTAGACTCTGCATTAGGCGTGATAATGAAAGCTTCACTAGGGATACCGCGAATATTGTTCTTCTTAATGGTCTGGTCTAGCTTGAACTTAACGTAATGACCGTCTTCATCTACTGCCTGCTCAATAATGTCCGTCTCTGGAATGTCAGCAAGGATCATAGCTAGCTCAGTTTCATCTAAGCCATCGTATTCAATCTCGTCTTTCTTTTCTTCTTCGATGTATTCGTACTTTAATACGCCTACCTTTTGAATTAGTGTGGCTTTGATAAAGTCATGTATAACCTTAAACCCGCCTTTCTGGTGCCTGACCATCCAGTTTATATATTGAGTCTTTTGTAAGGCTGCTGCTGTTTCGACTTCATTCGCTGCCACTGGTTCGAACGTCATGATGTCAGCTGAACCTAAGATAGCCCTAACTATGGAAGGCATATCACTTTCGATTACATCAGCTACATCGGTCGAAGTAACCTGACTAGACCCCTCGGATTCATCGCCATAAGGATCGCCAAGATACCTCTTATAGAAGTCCTCGTTCTTACGGATGTACTCGCCCTGATTGTTAACCGCTAGATCTTTAGCTGAGTTAACAATCGCAAGTAATTCGGAGTCTGTCATCTTCGCCATGATTACGCCTTCAAGTTATCAGCTGATGCTTTCTTAAGTTTCTTCTTTGGCTCTGGCTTATCTTCAACGTCTACTGTTCCAGCTACTGTTCTAGGCGTCTGGTTTAGTATATTCATCTTACGCTCAAGGGTTTCTACCTGATCGCGTAGTCCGTTAATCTCTTGTTGCATCTTTATGCTCATGCTATTGATACCTTTCCGTAGTTAAGTGAACCCCACTTAGGAGTCGTTTTATAACCTTGCCCAAACTGCATAAACGCATCAGCCCCGTTGCTGGACCAATCATGGTGAGGTGTTTGGTTGTGAGTATCTTTATCATCGTTGTATTGATAACGGTAATTAGATAAGCACTCTATCCCTCTTTCACACCTCTTCTCATCTATCCACACATTACCAAAGATCTGTCTAGTAACTTCGATGCCTTCATTCTTGTCGCTAATCCTTGGAACAGTCTTAATAGGCTTAACGCCACCCTGCTCAAACTGTGCCCTTCTGCTCTTTGTCATGCCCAGCATTTGGTGTTCAATATCGTGCGGCATAAAGTGTGTACCATAATTATACTCTGCTCTGCGCAAATTATCCTCTTTGGATATATTACAAGCATCCATCTCTGATTCTAGTACTGTTCCTTTAATAACCCGGCAGTAGTGGTCAATGTCCTGCATCCTGTTTTCATAATAGTCTATCATTCGGTATTCTTTGCCAACGTTCTGCATCCACCATATTGCCGAGTGATCATTTCTGCCAAGATCCCAGAAGGTATGCACCTCACAACCTGACAATACAGGGACAGAGCATATCCTTTTCTCTGCTCTAGCCTTTAATACTTGCTTACCAAATATAGCGCCTTCAGCAAGTATCTTTAAATCACCCTCCCAGATATGCAGATACTTTTCTAAGTCTGTCTTTCTGGCGTGTTCCATCTGGATAGGTAGCGTGGTCTCTTTGAAAAAAGGATTGTCTGAATGATTTACCTTCTGAACCCATGCCCCTGGAGGTGGGTCGTTAGCTATGAATAACTGATAAAGGTGATCGAACTTGAATCTTGTGTTGAAGGTTACCCATATCTCAGATCCTTCTTTACGTATGGTTGGGTCGATAATATCCCATGATGACTCTGTAAGATTATGAGCCTCTTCTATCCAGCATATATCCACGCCTTCAGTAGACTTTATTTCATCAGGGTTATGCTTGGTCCCTAGAAATATAAACTCTGTGCCGTTCTTGCCTTTAATGCTCTGGTCGGTAATATCAAAGAAGGTATCTAAACCCATCTGGCTAATCTGATCTTTAATAAGCCTGTGTACTGATTGCTTGATAGACTTCTGCAATTCCCTGGCACAAAGTATCAATATCTTCTTTTGTATGCCCTTAAGTATTAGCTTTCTAGCTACGGTCCATGACTTGGCTGAACCTCTGCCCCCGTACATAACCTTGTATCTGTAAGGCTCATCTAATGGTTTGAATATCTTTGGTATCCGAACCTCACTCATAGATTACCTTTATCACATCAGGGAATAGGTCTTTACCATCCAACCCTGTTACTTCAGCCTGCTTCAAGTCAGGTAATACTTTCTTTAAAAGAACCTCTATAGCCTTGATTTGACTCACTGTTAATATGCCTTTGGGTAAATCTTCATCACCTACCCCATAGATATCAGCAAGTGCATGATTAGTAAGCCGATTAACAAGCATACTAGTTTGGATCTTTTCGCGTGTTTTAGTCGCGTGGCTTTGGTTCTTTTGCATTGTCATTCCTTGTCTTTTAGGGTCATGACTGATTGTTTACTTCTTTAGTTTCTTAACTGCTCGCTTCTTAGCTTGTTTCTTCTTTGTAGTAGCTGCTCTTTGGCCACGTTTGGGTAGTTTATGAGCCATTATTCAACCGTCCATGTTGTTGAGGCGTCTGATTGTGATGTCCATGTTGTACTACTGTTAGTCTGTGCTGACCATGTTGTGCTTGAATCTGATTGTACAGTCCATGGGCTAACTATTGGGTTAATAGTATACCCTCTCGTTACGACCTTTCCAATACTGCCTGAAAAAGTACCATTCCCGAAGCCTGATGTAATAACCAGCTTGATTGACATTATGTAGCCCTTGTCAATGAAGTTGGGGCAGTCCCATCATCTAAAGTCAGAGTTGCGGCGGTTGATGATCCATCTATCTTCTTAACTGTCTTAGTTGTGCCTGCTATTGCAAATTCCGTTAGTGCCTGCTGAATCAAGAACAATGATTGAGCTAAGGTTGGGGCCACTCCATCAGCCGCATAAGCTTCTGTCATCTGAGTGGTCAATATTTCCACAACTGTTGGCGCTGTACCTGCTGCATCTGGCACCGTGGTATTAGCTCCATCAGTTCCCCGCATATCAGTGTTAGTAGTTGTAGTAGCCACTGTTGTTACATTATCCACGGCTCCACCAGTTAAATTGATACTTGCCGCTAACAGTGCAGAATCTGTTCCCCTCATGTCTGTATTAGTCGTAGTTGTTGCCACTGTGGTGACGTTGTCTATGGCCCCAGCTGTCGTATTAATGCTAGATGCTAACAAGGCTGAGTCTGTACCCCTCATTGCAGTTGTAGGGATCGCATCCAATAACAAATCAAGTCTGCCACCATTTAGCCAATCTGTAAGGGCTTGTAATCTGGTTTCAGTACAAACACTGGCTAATGCTGCACTATCCGTTCCTCTCATTGCAGTGGTTGGAATTGCATCAAGCAAGAGATCTAACCGGCCTCCATTAATCCAATCTGTTAATGTTTGAAGCCTTACTTCTGTGCAC